AGCAAAAGCAGGTCAATTATATTCAGTATGGAAAGAATAAAAGAACTACGGAACCTGATGTCGCAGTCTCGCACTCGCGAGATACTGACAAAAACCACAGTGGACCATATGGCCATAATTAAGAAGTACACATCGGGGAGACAGGAAAAGAACCCGTCACTTAGGATGAAATGGATGATGGCAATGAAATACCCAATCACTGCTGACAAAAGGATAACAGAAATGGTTCCGGAGAGAAATGAACAAGGACAAACTCTATGGAGTAAAATGAGTGATGCTGGATCAGATCGAGTGATGGTATCACCTTTGGCTGTAACATGGTGGAATAGAAATGGACCCGTGGCAAGTACGGTCCATTACCCAAAAGTATACAAGACTTATTTTGACAAAGTCGAAAGGTTAAAACATGGAACCTTTGGCCCTGTTCATTTTAGAAATCAAGTCAAGATACGCAGAAGAGTAGACATAAACCCTGGTCATGCAGACCTCAGTGCCAAAGAGGCACAAGATGTAATTATGGAAGTTGTTTTTCCCAATGAAGTGGGAGCCAGGATACTAACATCAGAATCGCAATTAACAATAACTAAAGAGAAAAAAGAAGAACTCCGAGATTGCAAAATTTCTCCCTTGATGGTTGCATACATGTTAGAGAGAGAACTTGTCCGAAAAACAAGATTTCTCCCAGTTGCTGGCGGAACAAGCAGTATATACATTGAAGTCTTACATTTGACTCAAGGAACGTGTTGGGAACAAATGTACACTCCAGGTGGAGAAGTGAGGAATGACGATGTTGACCAAAGCCTAATTATTGCGGCCAGGAACATAGTAAGAAGAGCTGCAGTATCAGCAGATCCACTAGCATCTTTATTGGAGATGTGCCACAGCACACAAATTGGCGGGACAAGGATGGTGGACATTCTTAGACAGAACCCGACTGAAGAACAAGCTGTGGATATATGCAAGGCTGCAATGGGATTGAGAATCAGCTCATCCTTCAGCTTTGGTGGGTTTACATTTAAAAGAACAAGCGGGTCATCAGTCAAAAAAGAGGAAGAAGTGCTTACAGGCAATCTCCAAACATTGAAGATAAGAGTACATGAGGGGTATGAGGAGTTCACAATGGTGGGGAAAAGAGCAACAGCTATACTCAGAAAAGCAACCAGAAGATTGGTTCAGCTCATAGTGAGTGGAAGAGACGAACAGTCAATAGCCGAAGCAATAATCGTGGCCATGGTGTTTTCACAAGAGGATTGCATGATAAAAGCAGTTAGAGGTGACCTGAATTTCGTCAACAGAGCAAATCAACGGTTGAACCCCATGCATCAGCTTTTAAGGCATTTTCAGAAAGATGCGAAAGTGCTTTTTCAAAATTGGGGAATTGAACACATCGACAGTGTGATGGGAATGGTTGGAGTATTACCAGATATGACTCCAAGCACAGAGATGTCAATGAGAGGAATAAGAGTCAGCAAAATGGGTGTGGATGAATACTCCAGTACAGAGAGGGTGGTGGTTAGCATTGATCGGTTTTTGAGAGTTCGAGACCAACGCGGGAATGTATTATTGTCTCCTGAGGAGGTCAGTGAAACACAGGGAACTGAAAGATTGACAATAACATATTCATCGTCGATGATGTGGGAGATTAACGGTCCTGAGTCGGTTTTGGTCAATACCTATCAATGGATCATCAGAAATTGGGAAGCTGTCAAAATTCAATGGTCTCAGAATCCTGCAATGTTGTACAACAAAATGGAATTTGAACCATTTCAATCTTTAGTCCCCAAGGCCATTAGAAGCCAATACAGTGGGTTTGTCAGAACTCTATTCCAACAAATGAGAGACGTACTTGGGACATTTGACACCACCCAGATAATAAAGCTTCTCCCTTTTGCAGCCGCTCCACCAAAGCAAAGCAGAATGCAGTTCTCTTCACTGACTGTAAATGTGAGGGGATCAGGGATGAGAATACTTGTAAGGGGCAATTCTCCTGTATTCAACTACAACAAGACCACTAAAAGACTAACAATTCTCGGAAAAGATGCCGGCACTTTAATTGAAGACCCAGATGAAAGCACATCCGGAGTGGAGTCCGCCGTCTTGAGAGGGTTTCTCATTATAGGTAAGGAAGACAGAAGATACGGACCAGCATTAAGCATCAATGAACTGAGTAACCTTGCAAAAGGGGAAAAGGCTAATGTGCTAATCGGGCAAGGAGACGTGGTGTTGGTAATGAAACGAAAACGGGACTCTAGCATACTTACTGACAGCCAGACAGCGACCAAAAGAATTCGGATGGCCATCAATTAATGTTGAATAGTTTAAAAACGACCTTGTTTCTACT